ACCGATGATCAAACTAATTGCAGGAGACTTTACGCTTGACGCCGCCGCAGGCGACGCACCACGCCGAACCATCTCAGGAATCGCTGCACCCTACAATGTGGACGCCACCGTCTCCGACGGAACCACCGTTCGCATCTTGCCGGGCGCCCTCCCAACCGAAGGCAAAGCCCCACGACTCTTCATGTACCACGACGCCAGCCAGCCCGTAGGCGTTGTCACCGAACGCGTTGACACCCCAGAAGGCATGCTCTTCACCGCCAAGATCAGCGCCACCCAACTCGGAAATGACGCGCTCATTATGGCCGGCGATGGCACCATAGACCAAGTGTCAGTCGGTATAAACCCCACCAAGTTCTCTTATTCGGACGATGGAACAATGATCATTGAAGAAGCATCTTGGACGGAATTGTCACTAGTCCCCATCGGCGCATTCGGAGACGCAGCGCAGATCACAAAAGTCGCGGCCAGTATCCACCAGCCCGAAGAAGAAATAAGTAATAATGAAGAACAAGAACCTCAACAGGAGAACCCAATGTCTGAATCAGTAGAAACACCAGTAGTCGAAGCAACCATTCCAACCGCAGCAATTCCAGCGCAGCCGAAGCGCGAGTTTAAGTTGCCAAGCGCAGGCGACTTCATGGCCGCTTATCACATTGGCGGAGACACGTTCAAGAACATGAACAAAGCAGTCGCCGAGTACAGCGCATCACAGCGCACCGCACTACAAGCGGCAGCAGGCGATGTGCTTACTACTGACACACCTGGCTTGCTCCCAGTCCCCGTGCTCTTGCCGCTCGTGCAGGACCTAAATTTCGTGAGGCCTACCGTGGAAGCACTCGGCGCTCGCGCGTATCCAGACGGCGGAGCATCAAAGACTTTCATTCGTCCAACGATCACTACGCACACAAGCGTCGGAACACAGTCAACAGAATTGTCGGCAGCATCCGCGACAACAATGGTGATTGCCTCGAATTCGGTCAGCAAGACCACCCTCGCCGGGCAAGTGACCCTCTCAATTCAGGACGTTGACTTTACGTCAGGTCCAGCGATGCAACTAATCCTCAATGACTTGATGGGCGAGTACATGATCGCTTCCGACAACTTGGCAGCAGACAACTTGCTTGCAGCGGCAAACTCGTCGGGCGTGTGGGACGGAACTCCAGAAGACTTGTTGAAGTCCGTTTACGACGCAGCAAACGACGTGTCAGCAAACCGTAACTGGATGCCGACACACATGTTCGTCTCTGTTGACGTGTGGGCTCAACTCGGTCAACTTGTTGACTCCAGCAAGCGTCCGTTGTTTCCATTCATCGGAGCAGGCCTCACCGGTCAGAACGCACTTGGAGCATCAAGCGCAGGATCTTGGAACGGAACCCCAATGGGCTTGCAACTTGTAGTTGACAGCAACTTTGCTGCAAAGACCATGATCATCACCCGAGTTGGCCAAGGCCAAGGCGACGCATTCGAGTTCTACGAATCCATTCGTGGCTTGATGAGCGTTGAAGTGCCGTCAACTTTGGGACGCACAATGTCCTTCCACGGTTACGTCTCAACCTTTGCCGCAATCGGTGGAATGATCCGCAAGATCACTCAGGCCTAGTCGAGAGCGGAGCATCCGCTCATGGCTGTCTACAGCGTCACCAACAAATACCTGATCGACGACTTCGCCGTCCTTCAACTCCTCACCCCAACGGAGTTGGAGGTCGGCCAGTCAATCACGGTCGCAGCAGTAGACGCAACATTTAACGGCACCTACACCGTCCGCGCTCTTCCGCAATATTTATTTGAAGGCGTAGACACCGAAGGCGATCTTCTTTACAACGTCAACATTCCAATCGCTAACCAAGTCCTATACGCCAAAACCGCGTCCGACGTAGACCGCACGGCAGCAACAGGAACCGTGACATCAACCCCGACCTGCTCTTGGATCACGGCGACAGACATTGAAGACTGGTTAGGAATCGGAACCGCTACAGCAGCAGACGCCGCATTCCTTACCATTTGCGCGGCCAGCACAAATCAATTCTGTTGGCGTCGACGTATGGAAGCCGGCTATGTCGACTCCCTTACGACTGTCCCTTCGCAAGATGTCAAACTTGGAACTATTATGTACGGCGGAGCGTTGTACCGTCAGCGCGGATCCATGGATTCCTTCGCATCATTCCAGTCGATGGGAACCGCTCCCGTTATGGGACTGAACGGAATGATCCGTCAATTGCTAGGCATTGACCGTCCGCAGGTGGCCTAGTGCCAGTCCCGACCTACACCGACTTATTCAATGAGGGCTACGACGACCTAGTCGCCAAACTCCAGACCGTCCCTTCTCTACAAGTTGTAAACGATCCGCGCAACATCGTCCCTCCGTGCGTGTTCGTCAACATTGACTCAATTGACGGCTACAACTACAACATCGCCAAACTCACCTTTACACTCCAGATCGTGACCCTAGGCCCCGGCAACCTAGACGCCCAAAAGTCCCTTCTCAACATGCTCGCTCAGGTCTACGCGCTTAACATTGGCATCATCTCTGGCCGCCCCACAAACGTCGACATCGGCGGATCCGTCCTGCCGGCATACGAACTCACCGTCGCAACCGAAGTCCAAACGGCGTAATCCACACCTAGCGCCCAAATCTATGTCAAACTAAATCCACAACTCAAGGAGCAATCATGGCAACCTCAACAATCCTCTCGAATCCAACCGTCACATTGGGAAGCACGGCACTCACCGGGTGGTGTACATCTGCCACATTGACTCGCACCGTAACGGCTCTAAATGACACAGTTTTCGGCGATACAGCAAACACGTTTACGGCTGGCCTTGAAGACAACGAATGCACATTAACTCTTTTTCTTTCATACGCAGCCAGCGCCACTTACGCAACACTCGCACCATTAGTCGGCACAAAAACAACCGTCATCGTCAAACCAACTTCGGCAGTCGACTCGGCAACAAACCCCGGCTTCACGTTGACAAATTGCTACCTCGAATCGTTGCCAGTCATTTCGGCTTCACTCGGCGAATTGCAATCAATCGATATAACGCTGATGGGCGGCGTGTACTCAGCCGATACAACCAACCCATAATCACGGCCGTCCTCGGCCCGACACAAGGAGAACCATGAAAATCAAACTCAGCCTCACGCGCGGAGAAGTCAAAGAACAACTATCCACAAACCTCTTCGTCATTGCCGAATGGGAACGCCTAGAGAATCGTCGAGTGTCAGACGGCCGCGGAATCGGTGCATCCGATCTAGCGTGTTGGGTACACACGTTGCTGGTCATTAAAGGCGAGAAACTTCCAACGACTTGGCGCGAATGGTTGAAAGAAAATCCAGACGTCGAGATCGCAGCGGAGGACGCAACCGATCCAAACCCTACGGACGCGGCTACCGCCGGCAATTAGCCGAACTGGTAGTCGCGACGGGATGGGCTCCGACGTTCTATGCGGATTCATTTGACGCGCGCGACCTTCAAACAATCATTAGAGTCCTTAATGACCAAAGCAAAAAAGGACGCAAATGAGAGACTCAGCCGGCGGCATTGAAGCACGGATAGAAGTGTTCGGCCTTGGTCAAGCGCTCAAGGATCTAAACAAGATCGACAAAGTCCTTCGCCGCGACATCACCAAAGACTACAAGCGCGTTACCGCTGGACTCGTTTCGGACATCCAATCCGCAATCCCACTCAACTATCCCCTCTCAGGCTGGCAGCGCCAATGGAATCTACGCGGCCAATACCAAGTCTTTCCGTGGCCGACCGATCATTCCGTCAAGGCATACATCAACACCAAAGCGCCGAAAGAAGTCTTCGGTGGCAAAGTCAACCTTTCGACGTTTGCAGTTAAATGGCTCGGAGCCGCAGCCGCGTTTTTTGACTTTTCCAAAAGTAATCAAATGGGAGCCGCACTAACAGCCAAGTACGGAGCACCGTCGCGAGTAGTGTGGAAACAGTACGAAGCAAACAAAAGCGAACTTGAGACAGAGATGGAGCGGATCGTTGCCCGCGTCGGCGATGCCTTAAGTCGCGATCTAAGCGCAAGGTAAATCATGGCCGTCATCCTCCCAATCATCAGCGAATACGATCCCAAGGGTGCCAAGAAAGCGATCGCCCAATTTAAGCAACTAGAAACCTTTGGCGAAAAAGCAAACTTTGCAATCAAAAAAGCAGCACTCCCAGCGGCCGCCGCCGTTGCCGGCTTAGGCGTAGCCCTTGTAGGAGCAACTCAAGCAGCCATGGAAGACGCAGCCGAGCAAGCGAACCTAGCGCTCGTCATGCAGAACGTCACGGGAGCAACCGACGCGCAAGTCGCTTCACAAGAAAAGGTCATTGCCGCGATGTCAAGGGCGTCCGGCACGGCAGATTCCGAACTCCGTCCAGCCTTCCAAGCGCTTCTCGTAGGCACTAAAGACATTACGACAGCCAACAAAGCCCTAGCGCTCGCTCAGGACATCGCACAAGGCTCTGGTAAGGATCTAGCGACCGTCTCCGATGCTCTTGCCAAAGCATACGGAGGCAACTTTAAAGCCCTCGGCCAACTCTCCCCAGAGATCAAAGCAATGATCAAAGACGGCGCAAGTCTCGACGACGTGATGAATGTCCTTGGCGGAACCTTCGGAGGAGCCACGGCCGCAGCCGCCGAAACCGCCGCAGGCCGCATGAAGATCCTTAAAAACTCGCTAGACGAAACAAAAGAATCAGTCGGCGCCGCCTTACTCCCAGCCTTTGAAGCCGTCCTCCCAGTCGTTCAAAAGTTTGCAGACTGGGCGCAAGCAAACCCAGGAGTCTTCTTGGCCATTGCCGGCACGATCGGCGCTATCGCCGTCTCAATCATGGCCGTCAACTTTGCAATGGCGCTCAACCCGTTCTCCGCTATTGCAGCCGGCATCGCCGTTATGGTTGTCGCGCTTGTGGCCGCTTACAAGAAGTTTGAATGGTTTCGCGATGGCATCAATGGAGTGATTAACTTCATTATTGGCGCATTTGAGAACATGGCAAACATGTGGATTAAAGCAATCAATGTGCTTATCAAGGCATACAACGCGATCCCGTTTGTCGACAACGTAGGGACATTAAATGAGATATCCCTCGGTCGTATCGGTCAGGCGCAAGAAGCGGCTACCGGTGGGATCGGTGGAATCCGCATGATGGCCACGGGAGGCATCGTGACGGCGCCAACTTTAGCAATTGTGGGAGAGAAGGGGCCAGAAGCCGTCATTCCGTTAGATCGCATGCGGAACCAAGGCGGACAAAACATCACCGTCAACATCACAGGCGGCATCTCAACATCGGCAGACATCGGCCGCGCCGTGGTAAACGCGATTAAAGCAATGAACCGTGTAGACGGCCCAGCACAAATCCAAGTTGCGTAATGGCTGCCACAATTGTTCAATCGGGATCCTACGATCTCCTCATCGACACAGGCTTCATAGTCGACGGCTTCACACTTGACGACACAACAAAGGGCGTACTCAATAACACCGAATACGTGCTCAACGGAACGACACAATACGCATCGGTTATCGACGGCTCAACAAACATAAACGTCTTCCGTGGACGCCGCGACACAGGCGACCAATTCACCGCCGGCTCAATGACTTTCAACTTACTCGACGGTTACGCGGGCGGGGTATTCAATCCGTTCAATCAGGACTCGCCATTTTTCGACAGTTCTAACGGTCAACCTGGACTAGCCCCAATGCGAAACGTCATCCTTACCCGCGAAGGAGAAGAACTCTTCAACGGATTCATTATTGACTACACCTACGACTTCAACCTTGGAGGATTAGACGAAGTCAACGTCGCATGCTCAGATCGTTTCTACACACTCAGTCAGACATACATGAGCGAATACAACGTCTCAGAAGAACTAGCCAACGTGCGAATTGAAGCCGTTCTAGACCTCCCAGAAGTCAACGCATTCCAACTACCCGGCGAACGCAACCTAGAAGTTTCTAGCGTCACACTCGGCGGAGCGGCCGCCTACACCGTGCCCAACGGAACGTCCGTTGCCGCATACATGGCCAAGATAAACGAAAGTGTGCAGGGTCGAATTTTTGTGGCACGTGACGGGACGTTTACCTTTCAAGATCGGATCGGAACGACACTCTCCGCATCTGTAGCCGACTTTCACGATGACGGAACAGCAATCCCCTACGACCAAGTAGGAATCTCATTTGAAGCAAACCAAGTCGTAAACCGCGCATCCGTAACCCATGCCGGCGGAGCCCCAGAAGTAGCCGAAGACCTAGCATCTCAAGCGACCTACTTTATTCAAACAACATCGATCTCCGACGCGCTAGTTCACAACGACGCAGCAGCCCTAGCGCTTGCCGAGTACCTACTGGTCGCGGAACCCGAGCCACGCTACACAAGCGTCTCCACGCCGTTCTCCACGCTTACAGACGCCCAACGCGACACGGTGGCCGTTATCGAGATCGGCGACACGGTCAGCATCGAGAAGTCGTTTAATACTGGCAACACGACGACATCATTGGCGCAAGAACTAGCCATCGAAGGCATCCAGCATCAGATCACCCTCAGCGACGGCCACCGCATCACGCTATTTACCAGCCCGACGACGCTTGTCTTTGAATTGGTGCTTGACGACCTAATTTACGGAATCACCGACGCAGACAACGTGCTCGGGTAATATAGCGATATGGCTACACCTACCACACTTCCAGCCAGTTTCGTTGCAGGCAACGTCCTTGAGGCATCACAACTCAACGCATTGCGCGGCGCGTTTCGTGTGCTGCAAGTTGTAAGCACCACAAAAACAGACACATACACAGACAGCAGCGCGTCCGGCACACTCACCAGCGTCACAGGTCTATCGGTTGCAATCACCCCACAATCTGCCACATCAAAAATACTTGTATATGCAACTTTTAACTACGGCGCCAATGGTGGCAACCGCGCAATTTTTGCTTTTACAGGCGGCAACACAGCCACGGCCTACATTGGCGATGCGGCAGGCAGCAGAAGGCGCGTAGCAACAGGCGCGCAATCCATAGACGCAAACGACGTCGTACCAGTAACCATGCTTTATCTTGACAGCCCCGCAACAACTAGCGCCATCACTTACGCTGTACAAGCCGCTGATATTGCTGGCGGAACTCTTTACATAAACAGATCGAGCACAGACACAAACGGCACAAACTTTGCGCGATATGCGTCAACTATTGTTGCTTGCGAAATTAGCGCCTAAAGGTTGCTATGCGATGGCGTTATCTTTTGGGCTGCGCCATCCTTGTAGCAGTAG